GTTTTATATGCCGGGGCTTCCAGGATAATCAGTTCAGTTTTATCCATCGGTCTTCACCTCCTCGGTGTAAGCGCTGGAAGAAGAAAGGAACCGTTTCAGGTTGTCATAAAACAGCTGCCACCGTTCCGCATGGTCGTCATATCCGAAATTTGCTTTCAGGTACATCTTTGCGGCCTGTTGGATCAGTGGATCCTCTGCGTCGATGTTTTTGACACCTACTACGGACAGATCCATGAGGCAGGCCGCCACGGTCTGCTCCACTTCGCTGTCCAGACTGTTCGATGTTCGTCTGAGCCAACGTTTTGCTTCTGGCAGAATGGTTTGTGCCAGCGATCTCACTTTCGCTGCGGTCATATCCCTTTCCCTCCTTTTCGCTTATTGCCGGTGCCCAATTAGGGCACCGGATAATCATTAGGTGCCGGACTTCTTCAACAGGATAATGCCGTTGGTATCGCCTGCCTTGCCGTCGCAGATCAGCATGACTTTGGTCTTCTTCTGGTTGGTATCGTGATCCGTCCACTGGATGACGGTCATCTGCATGTTGGAGTTGAAGATATAGTTCTTCATGTTCATGAATACGGCGAACACGTCGCCGGAAGCAGCAGTTTCGAAGCTGGGCAGGACATCTTCTTCCACAGTCTCCACATCCTTACCGCCAAAGCGGTAAGTAGGGCTGCCGGCAATTCCATAGTTCACACGGGCCACGGGCTGGCCGTTCTGGTCCACCATACCGTCGATGTAGCCTTCAAAGGTGCCCTGGGCCATGTGCAGCTTGCCTGTCTGATAGCGTTTGGGAATCTTGGCGAAGAACTTTTTCTTCCACTGGGCCCACTTGGCCACGTCGTCAACGGTCATTTCCACAACGTTGGTGACTCTGGGATCATTGCAGACGCCAAGCATCTGACCTTCACCGGTTCCCTGAAAAACGCCCTTCTCCACAGCTGCCATAACTGCTTCGGTAGCCAGCTCCACAAACAGAGCCTGGAAGGCATCCAGAGTGACAACACTGACCAGAATGGACTGTGCAATCTTGCATTCCAGACCGTAATACTTGAAAGAAATGGTCTTGGTTGCTGCCAGTTTCTGATCCTCGGAAGCTCCCTCGCCTACCCAGGTAGCCACGGGCATCAGATCCAGAATGGGGATCTCTACGCCTCCCTTGATATTCATGTGGCGCAGCTGCTTGAAGATCACGCCGCGTTCTTTCAGGTTGCGGATGATCTCTTTTCCCCAGGTAGTGGGAATCACGGCACCCACGTCGGTGGTCATGGTCACGCTTGCTTCGTTGCGGAACTTCTCAGGAATGGGTTCCCGGCGGCAGGCAAAATTCATAAAAGCGGTCTGGTATTCCAGGGAATCAAACCGATCTTCCACAGCAGCGGGTTCCGCCGTCTGACCGGCTGCAGCCAGATTCTGCATGACTGCAGGAACTACAGTGGAATTCTCCAGGGCTGCCAAATTTGCCTGGGCGGTTGCTTCTGCCTCGTACTTGTAATCCAGGGCTTCCACTTCTGCCTTCTTTTTATTGAAGTTCTCCAGGTCTTCTGCCTCCAAGAAACCCTTAGCTTCGTTCAGAAGCTGCTTGCGCTTGTTCTGATACTGTTCTTTGGTCATTTGATTTTTCCCTCCAAAATCATGTAATTGTACTGAGCCTCGGCCTTCGCCTTGGCATTTTCACGGTTGAAACTGTTCCGGATCTTCTTGATTGTCTCCTGCGGCAGCAGTCCGGAATGATAACTTGCCGCCAACTGAAGCGTATTCCCAGTCGTTTTGGATTCTGCAAACATGACCCGGTCCACAAAGCCCTCGGCCACTGCCTGCTGGGCGGTCAGCCAGGTTTCCCGGCCCATCATGTCCAGGATCTCCTGCTCCGGCCGTCCCGTTTTCGCCACATAGGCATTTACCAGTGCCCGGTCGGAATTTCTCAGGACTTCCGCCGCGTGCTCCATGGCCTGGTGGTCTCCCTGTGCCCTTGCGGAAACATTGTGGATCATCAGCTGGGCAACGGGAGAGATTTCGGACTCTCCGGCCATAGCTACTACGGAAGCGGCAGAAGCTGCCATGCTCTGGATCTTGATTAACACTCTTCCGGAATATTCCCTGAGAAGTGTGTACATCTCCTGACCGGCCTGAACATCACCGCCACCGGAATTGATAATCACCTCAATATCTTCCCCGTTAGCATCCATCAGCCCTTTTCGGATATCTCCGGGGCAGGTTCCCAGGATTTCCAGCCAATCGTATATCCATTTGTCATCGTCCGGAATGATGACACCCCGAACATCGATTTTTCTTGGCATCTCTTACTCCTCCTTTCCCGTTTCTACCACTGCCGTATCCAGGCGGCGGATTGGTTCATCTCCGCCTGGCAGCGGTGCCCTGTTGAATACCTGTCGCCATTCGTTGGGGGTCATGGCCCCACGGTCTACCATTTCCCGCAGATCCAGTTTGGTTTTCATGCTGGCCGTTGCCAGGTTGTTTGCTTCGAACATGATGAAATTTCCATAGCTTCGCTTTTTCCGAGAAAACAGCTTGCGGGTATACTGGTTTCCCATTCTGATCACGTCCGGCTCGATTTCGGACTCATAGTAGGCATTCCACTCGTCTTCCGTGTAGCTGGACATGACAATTTTTTCGTTTGTGTTCAAGGCCGCATAAAACCGTTTGATTGTCCTGTCCGTCAGCGCGGCGTTGGGAACGTAGTCATTTGGTTTTATCTGGATGGCCTCTGCTTTTGAGTCTGTAGCCGCCACACCGAAACCGGATTCTGTCTGAAGGAACTGGTCTGCAAAATCCTTTGCCCTTTTCTTTACGTCCTCTGGATTCAGGTTTGATGTAAATTTCAGCAGCCACCGGATCACCGCGCCGTTTTTGATGGCCGCGATGATTCCACGGTCAATGGTTCCGATCTGCTCCATCAGTGGAAGCAGCTGCTCAACCTTGGAACCGCCAAAAAAATCTGCACCGGTCTGCGGGTCTCCCCGCAGGTGGATCAGATCCTCATAGGAAAAGCGGTATTGCTGGCCCTTCGGCATGTAGAAGCGGATATACAGCCGGTTTCCGGTATCATACTCCGCCACTGCAAGAGAGGCGTTGATGGGGTATAGGCCCACCGGCAGGCCGTTTTCATCCCGAAGGATCAGGGTAAAGGCGTGGTTGTTGATTTTCAAGCTTGCGGCCTGCCATTCCTGCAGTTCCTGGCCTGTCATCAGCGGGTTCGGCTCTTCCAGCAGGAACCGCATGTATGGCTCTGGATTTACCCGGATATCCCGCTTTCCGGTTTTTTCATCCACAGTCTGAAAAATGTGCTTTGCTACGGTTTTTCCCATAGCATGGACATAGGGTCTAATGGCGCTCATGACTACATCAGACCGGTATACGTTGTCGTTCCAGACAATGGCGTCGCCTTCGATGGCTGCCATTTTCAGAACGGTGTTGGAAGTGGGTGACCGGGCATTGGTCAGCCGCTCCCGGATTTTTGCAATGATTCCCATTCAGGTTCTCCTAGGCTATCATGGTTTCGTATTCTTCCTGCTTATCCTGCAAAATGGTGTAGGCATCCAGCAGTGCCGCCGTTCCGTCAATTCTGCGGGTGGGCTTGCTGGTTTTGTGTGGCTGGATATTTCCGTTTTTGTCTTCCTCGTAGGAGGTATTTGCCAGACACCACTTGTCGATGGGGTTGTTGTTATAAACGATGTTTTTGCTGCCAAGGTCATTTTTCAGCCGCTTCATGGGGTCTGAAAGAGTCTTCTTTCCCTGATGCACGGCAATCATGGCAGATGGTCCAAATTCATTTTTCATATCTTCCACCCAATAGGTAGCGCTCCAGGAGTCATAGCCGATATAGGCCACATAGATTCCCAGTCTGTTCTGAATCTCTACAAACCACTCGGTAACGTACTTGTGGTGGACTTTGTTTCCCGGAGACAGCCGCAGCAGTTCCCGGTCGAACCACCGGTCATATGGGATTTGATCTTCCTTTGCCCTGCGTTCCAGCAGTTCTTCAGCCAGCCAGTACATGGACAGAGCGAAGATCTTCGTACACCTAGGCACCATAAACAGCAGCTTTGCCGCTGTCAGGTCTGTCGTGCTGGAAAGGTCTGCACCGCCGATTCCGTATTTCGGGTATTGAAGCTCGATTTCTTGCCAGTCCTCTCCCTCCTTGTGCCGCCACAGGAATCGCTTGTTTTCCGGATCCAGATGGAATGTATCCCGGTTATCCAGTTCCTCGAAGGTCAGCCAGGCTTCACTGGAGGTTTCCCGGATGTTGAATTCCTTGCACACGAGGTTTTTCACCAGTGCCGGATTCTGCATGGCCTTCTTGACTTTATCCGCCAAAGCCCGGTAATTCTTAATGGTTCCAAGGCCTGGATTGGCTTTCTTCCAGCAGTTGGGATCTGTCCACTCTGCGCGATTATCCAGCTCGTAGATGAAGTAAATCGTCCGGTCGTCCTGGTAACCATCAGGGTCTTCGTAACCGTTTATGATTTTCTCGGCTTCCTCGTAGGTATCGTCGTAGATATCTTCCCGGATGGTTCCAGCGGTGGAAGTCATAAAAATCAGCGGCTGTTCTCGTGCTGTTACGCCATCTGCAATGATATCGAACAGCGCCCGGCCATTTTTCCACTGGTGGATCTCATCCATCAGTGCACAATGGACATTCAGTCCGTCCAGGGTGTCGCTGTCAGATGCCAGTGGTTTGAAATTCCCGTCGTTGAAGTCGCTGGGCAGCTCCGCCACAAGCGGCTTTACCCGCTTCAGCAATGCCGGAGACTTTCGAACCATCCGCTTTGCTTCCTGCCATATGATCTTTGCCTGGTCCCGTTTGGTTGCAACGGCATAAACTTCCGGGCCTGCTTCCCCGTCTGCGGTCTGCATATACAGGCCAACACCGGAGGCCAGAAGGGATTTTCCGTTTTTCTTGCCGACAATCAATCCGCATTTCCGGTACTGCCGGTTTCCTTCGATGTCGATGAAACCGAACACCGCCGCCAGCATTGCTTTTTCCCATAGTTCCAGAATCACCAGCTTGCCGCCGGCTTTACCTTTGGAATGATGGCAATAGTTCTCGAAAAATTCGATCACATGATTGGCTCGGGCCGGGCTATAGAAAAACTCTCCCGGATTATCCAGCTTCCGGATCAGGTGCTTGTAGGTTTTATAAACTTTCTGACTCACAACAACTTTCCCGGTCTGGATTTCTTCCCAATATTCCCGGATAGGGTTGTAATCCTGCGGGTATTTCCTAAGTTTTCTCAAACTTCATCACGCCCGCTTACGAACTCGTCAAATCCGTCATTATCTTCCTTCGGCTTCGGATCTTCTCTGGGTAGCATAGCTTCCAGTTGTTTTATGATCTTTTGGTAATTTCCATTGATGGCGTTGTAGGTCTGACCCTGTGGCCTGGCACGGTCGTATGGCTCCTGGTCTTTTCCTTGCTGAAATTTTTCAACCCAGCCATTTTCCGCCAGGTATTCTTCCAGATCTTCCATCTCCACCAGCATAAACGCTGCCCGTTCAATCAGTCCCTGGGCTATCGTCTTCTTTGCCGGTGATAAATCCGCGTAGTTTTTTTCAAGACGTTTCTTCTCTGCCTTGACTCTTGCTGATTTGGTTTTCTTTGCCATACTTTCGCCTCCTTTCGGCTTTTGGGGAGGGGGGTCATACGCATGACCTGTGTATTTTTTCTAACTCCACCCACCGGTCTCCTACGAAGTAGGAGGGGTGCGGACCCAGGGGGGATATCACAGCCTGTTGCCCTCAAATTCCGGGTAAATTCCGATAGGATTTCCGTCCAAATCGAAGGCACAAACGGCAGAAACTGTGCGTTTTACGCCGTGTCCTTCGTGCTGATCGTGGCAATCCTTGCACTCGTAGGACAGGTTTTCCCAGTTCAGCGTGATCTCCGGATTGTTGATGTTCTCCGGAGTCAAGTGGATCTTGTGGTGGACGATGTATCCCAGGTTCTTCCGGCACACCTGGCACATACCACCATCTATCCGGACTCTCTCAGCAATAAAGCCTGTCCGGCATAAAAACCATGCTTTGCTGTTCAGAAACTTCTTTTCCCAGGGTTTTGCCATGGCAACCTCCAACTCTGCATGATAAAAGCTTACACAAAGTTTTAGGCTCTGGGATTCCGTTTTTTATTTCCCGCGTCCTTTCTCACCAGTTCTTGGTACTCTTCACAGGTCAGAAAACCGTAGTGCATCCCAACCAATGCCACAAACTGCCACCGGTAACGCTGGGCAGTTCTCTCGGAAAGATGCAGCGCAATGGCAGACCCATCAACTGTGTGGGTCTGTTTCCATAGGGTCATGTTGATGACCTGGATTCTGTTCTTTCCATCGATCATGGTTTTTGTCTGCTCTACGGCTTTGCTTACTGTGTCAAAC